GGTGGAAGATTTCAGCCATTCCACGCAGGACACTATAAAACATACAAACACCTTTGTTCTGTATTTGGAGCAAAGAATGTTTATATTGCTTCATCTAATGTGCAAGACTCTGGCAAATCACCACTTTCTTTTAATGAGAAACGTGATATTGCAGTTAAGCTATTTGGTGTTTCACCATCAAAGTTTATTCAGGTAAAAAATCCATACCAACCAGTAGAAATCCTACGTGATTTTGATACAACCAATACTGCACTAATTGTAGCATTGGGGGATAAAGATGCAATGCGATTGGGTGGACAATATTTCAAACCTTATACAAATGATAAGGATATGGAAGGTTATATGACAAAAGGTTATGTGTATTCCAAAACTCCATCGAACTCATTTGGTGCAACTGATGTTAGAAATATGTTCCGTAGTAATTTATCAGCAGCTGAAAAAGAAAAGCAATTCCAAAAGTTTTTTGGTAAATACAATAAAGATGTATTCCAAATGTTGAATAAAGGATTAAACGAAACCAAAGAGTTTATACCAGGTGGATTATCTAAAGGAATGACATTGGCACAAATTGCTGATAAACATAAAGTAGATTTAGATACTATAAAGAAAGAGTTTAAAAAGGGTGTGAATGTAGAAATGGAACACACCACAGATATACGAATAGCATCAGAGATTGCAAAAGACCATATATTTGAAGACCCTAAATACTACGATAAGTTAGTAACAATTGAGGGTGATATTGATTATGAGCCAGAAGCAATTAATTACGAACCAGATGCATTGGATTGGGATAACATAATGAATATGGAAATCGCAGACCCAGCAACCGGTAAGAAGTATCGTATCAAAGATGCTCTACGATTGGATAGAAGAGAGTTTGCAAGACAAGAAGCAATGCGAGTTCTTCACGTTCATGCTTTGATGGATAAAAGACAAGTTCCGGGTAACATAGAGAAAGGACAACAATCACCGAAGAGTGATAAAGTAAATCAAGTTAATTTAGGATTATATACTGGATATGGTGAGGGAATTGTAAAGGAAGTATCTGCAAAGGGTAGTGGTTATTCACCACAAATCTTAAATCAATTAATAAAAAACCCAAAGACGGGTGAAGATATTAAAGTAAGTTCAGCATTGAATTACGAAAGAGAACATCCTGCGTATAAAGCGGCAATGATGGTAGTTGCAAAATCGGGTGGTTCGGACAAAGAAAAACTACAAAAAGCTAAACAAAAAGCACAATCACCATCGGTTACAAAAAGTGGAGAAAAAGATGCAGAAGCATCAACAACAAAAGTTGCTAAAACGGCAGTATCAAATCCAAAAGCAGTAGTTAGAGCAATCGGTCAAAAAATTAAAAAGTGGAGTGAAAAAGAAAAAGATTTCTTTAACGGAGCACACGAACCACAATCAAAAGAAAGACGTAGCGTTGGACAATGGATTGGGGATAAGGCAAAGGGTATTGTAAAGGGTGTAGTTAGAGAAGCAAAGCATTTAGGACACGAATTAAAAGAAGCAGGGGAAGGATTTAAAGCAGTTTTCTCTGGTAAAAAGCCAGATGAAAAGCAAAAGAAAGCAATGATTGGTGTTGCTAAAACAGTAGGTTTGACTGTTGGTAGTATGTTATTGACAGGTGGTATTAGTGCACTTGCAGTAGGACCTGCGAAACTAATGGCAGGTGTAGGTTTACACCTTGCTGAACATATGGTAGGTGAGGTATTAGCGGGTGGAGTTATAAAAGCAGCATTAAATGCAGGTGTAGAAACTATTACGGATGAAACTTACATTGAATACTTTACATTACAACTTGCCGATAATATAATGAATGGTGCTATACCAGCTACCGTTTGGGCAAAGGCAGTTGATGGGTACAACAAAGATAAAGAAGAAGGTAAGGTTAGTGAAAAAGATTGGGAAGCTCCAAATGAGCTAAAAGAAATGGCAAAAGCTGATATGGATAAGGTTGAGAAATATGCAGACTCTCAATTATCTCCTGAAGATGTTGAGTTAGGAAAGGAAACAGACCATTTTTTCCAAAGATTAAATGACCCTCGTAATGGTAAAGAAATATCACCAGCAGAACTAACTGGTTTCTTTAAAAGATTAGCAAAAAATAAGAAAAAGTTTTTAGAGTTCGTAAAACAATATAAAGAGTTTGTAGTAAAAGATAAAAGAACAGGTATCAACATCCCATTTATGGTTCAAGCAAACAAATTGATTGCTAAAACTATAATGAGAAAAGATGATTTCAAATCATCAACACCGGTATATCAAGTAGAAGGTAACTTAAACGAAATATCAAAAGGTATATTTGGTGGTACAATCAAAATCGGTGGACAACCTGTAAAGATTGAAGTTGAATTGGTTGGTGCTGATAATAAAACAAAAGAATTTATTACAAAGGTAGTACACATAGATAGTAAGTATTTCAGTAAATTACCAATTGGTTCTACATTTAGAATACCAGCAAGAATATTTAGAGCACCTGGAGGTGGTTGGTACAAAGTAAAGAAAAGTGCGTTTGAAGCTATAAATACAAAAAACCACGAACCAATTGGAACTGCTGACGATAATTTTAATAAACATCACAAATCATCATCATACGCACCTGATTATGGATACGAACCCGAATTAGATACAATTGATTTTGATGATAGACGAAAAAAAGAACCTGGCCACCAAACAGATACAAAAGATAAAGAAAAAAGAGGATACGAACCTGTTAAAAAAGTAAATGAAAGTTTACTAACTGAAGGTGGTGCATATGGGCATATGAACCACCCATTTGATACTGATATAAATCTAACATTTAAAGATTTAAAAACTATTGTAAGTAAAGCATTAGATGGTTCATTAGGTGTTGTTAGAGAGAAAACCGATGGACAAGCACTAGCAATCAGTTGGAAAAATGGTAGATTGATTGCAGCTAGAAACAAAGGACATTTAGCAAACGCTGGTGAAAATGCATTAGATGCATCTGGTATGGCTTCAAAGTTTGCTGGTAGAGGAGCATTGAGTGATGCTTACAACTTTGCTATGAAAGATTTGGAAAGTGCTATTAGAGGATTATCACAAGCACAAAAAGATAAGATATTTATGAATGGTAAAGCATTTATGAATTTGGAAGTTATTTATCCAACATCTGTAAATGTTATTCCATATGGACAAGCACTTTTAGTATTCCACAATTGTGTTGAATACAATGAGGCTGGAAACGTAGTAGGTCAAATAAAAGGAGCTGAAAGTATATTAGCGGGAATGATTAAGCAAGTAAATGCACATATCCAATCTAAATATGTAATACAAGGACCTCCTATTGTAAAATTACCAAAGAGTGAAAATTTAAGTTCACAAAAAAGTAAATTTCTTGCAAAGATTTCTAAATTGCAAGGTGAGTTTAGTTTACCAGACAATGCTGGTGTAGCTGATTATCATCAGGCTTGGTGGAAAAGTTTTATAGAAAAAGGTGCAAAAGGTTTAAAACCTTTAGAGATTGAAGGTTTAACGAAACGATGGGCATTTGGTGATAAATCATTCCGTATCAATTTGATTGGTGATGAGAAAGCAAAAGCATGGGCTGATGGTATTGAAAAACAAAGTAAAGATAAGATTGCAAAAGAAAACCTAATGAAATTTGAAGAAATCTTTTTAGGTGTAGGAGCAGAAGTTTTACAATTTATGCAATCCGTATTGACAGCATCTCCAAACGAAGCACTTCAAGCAATCCGTAAAAGATTAGATGCAACGATAGATAAAATTAAAGCAGAAGGCACACCTACACAGATTGAAAAGATGAAATTGGAATTGGAAAGATTAAATTCAATTGGTGGATTTGATAAGATAGTTCCAAACGAAGGAATTATATTTACATACAAAGGTAATGTATTTAAGATGACTGGGGCATTTGCATCGTTAAATCAGTTGTTGGGTATATTTTACTAAAATTAAAAAAGTATATATTTATATATACAAAACAAAACAATAAGTTATATGAGTAAGAAATATATGCATCCATCCAGAAAAAAGATTTTGGATATAGCTTTTAATAGAGATAATGGTGCAAAGGAAGTACATGGTTGGAGTACCACAAAGCAGGATAGAGCAGTTGGTGAAGAGTGGACAGATAGTGATGGTGTAACTTGGGTACAAGAGAAAGGATATAAGATTGTTAAATCGAAGTTCGATGGTATTAGAGAATACATACAATCATTATCCACTTGTAAAAGTAAAAATTGTAGAACAGTTAAAAAAACTCAAAAGCATTTACAATTTATTCGTAAAACTGGTTATTGTATAGATTGTTTAGCTGAAAAGGAACAAACATTTAGAGTAAACGGTAATTGGAACGAATACGAAAAGTGGAAGATTGCTAGTTTTGAGATTGAGTTTTTAAAAGATTTAATTAAAAAGTTCCAAGAGGCATTAGTAGATGCAAGTAAGGAACACGTATTCGCCAATTCAGACGGTACTACTGAAAAGTGGAATTATGATGGTGATTTAGAAGAGTTAAAAGCTAATATCAAAAACGATATAGCTGAAGCAGAAGAAAACATATCTGGCTATCAAAAAATAAAAGATGATAGTTGGGAGATAATAAAAGAAGATTATGCTAAAGTTTTTACAGAGTAATATCAAATGGATTGTGATTTTTGCAACTTGCGGAATTGTATGGTATAAATGTACCAACGGAGATGGCAAAGTAGGTGAAACCGTAAATGTAGATGGAAAAAACTACGAGTTGTTAAAACACAAAATTGATACTATTTTTGTAGACCACACCAAAATAAAATATGTTAAGGGTAAAGATATTTACCACGAAACAATTGTTGAAAAAGAAAAAAGAGTAGAAGTTCCTGTATATACAAAAGGAGATACGGTTAGAATAGTTCAATCGTATAACCAAAAGGTGTTATATAAAGATAAATTAGTTTTAGATAATAATTTGGGAACAATAGAACTTACAGATACTTTATACCAAAATAAAATATTAGGTAGAAAGTGGAATGCTACCATTAAAGAAAAAACGATTATTGATACAAAGATAGTAAAAGAACTACCTAAAAATCAAGTATATGTTGGTGTAAACGGAGCATTGGATAAAGTAAATTTCGGTAATTCAATTGGTGCTGGTGTAATCCTTAAAAGTAAAACAGATAAATTATATCAATTAAACATTGGTATATCCAATCAACAAAACACAAATGGTGCAAATAATGTAGTACCATATATTGGTGGTGGTGTTTATTGGAAAATAAAGTTAAAATAATAAGGGAGGCAGTATGGCCAATCAAACAAAATCACTGCAAGATGCAGTAAGAGAGCAATACAAAAAGTGTGCTAAAGACCCGGTCTATTTCATGCGAAAGTATTGTAAAATCCAACATCCCGTTCGTGGAAAAATACCTTTTGACTTATATAACTTTCAGGAAGATGTATTAAACGATTTTAAAGACCACAGATTTAATGTTGTTTTAAAATCACGTCAATTAGGTATATCTACATTAGTTGCAGGTTATGCACTATGGTGTATGATATTTAACGAAGATTTTAACGTATTGGTTATTGCAACTAAACAAGAGGTTGCAAAGAACTTGGTATTAAAGGTAAGGGTAATGAACCAATTCTTACCTGTATGGTTGAGAGTACAAGAGCAAGAAGATAACAAACTATCTCTACGATTAAAGAATGGTTCTCAAATCAAAGCAATTTCATCTAAACCAGATGCAGGACGTTCGGAAGCCTTATCTCTATTGGTGTTTGATGAGGCAGCGTTTATTGATTATATTGAAGAGATTTGGACATCAGCACAATCTACGCTATCAACGGGTGGTGCGTGTATAGCATTATCTACACCAAATGGTATTGGTAATTGGTTTCACCAAACTTGGGTAAAAGCAGAAAATGGTGAGAATTTATTCCATCCAATTAAACTACATTGGACAGTTCATCCTGAAAGAGATAACAGTTGGAGAGAGGAGCAAGAAAAACAATTAGGACCAAAGGGAGCAGCACAGGAATGTGATTGTGACTTTATCAGTTCAGGAGCAACGGTTGTTCAACCTGAAATTCTAACAAAGTATATTGAAGCATATGTTAAAGACCCTATGTATAGACGTGGTTTTGATAATAACTTATGGGTTTGGGAAGATGTAAATTACACAAAGAGTTATATAGTAACTGCTGACGTTGCAAGGGGTGATGGGGAAGACTACTCTACTTGCCACGTTATAGAAGCAGAAAGTTGTGAACAAGTTGCAGAATACAAAGGTAAGATTGAACCAAAAGATTTCGGTAATTTCCTAATCAATTTAGCAACCGAATATAACGATGCTTTACTAATCATTGATAACGCATCAATTGGTTGGACAACAATCCAACAATGTTTAGATAGAAACTACAAAAATCTATTCTGGTCTAATAGAGATATTAAATATGTAGATATTGATACTCAATTTACTAATAAGTTTTACAGAGATGAAAAACAAATGGTGCCAGGATTTAGTATATCATCCAAAACTCGTCCTTTAGTAATATCAAAGATAGATAACTACATGAGAGATATGAGTGTCATTATCCACAGTAAAAGAACAATAGATGAGTTCTTTACATTCATTTGGAACAACGGTAGAGCAGAAGCAGCAAGAGGATATAACGATGACTTGGTGATGGCATTAGGAATGGGGTTATGGATTAGAGATACTGCCTTACGTTTAAGACAAGAGGGTATAAACCTAACTAGAAGTTCATTAGATGGTTTCGTACAAACATCTTATGATAGTTTATACACACCAGGACAATATGGAGATGACCCATATAAGATGCAAACCGGCGTTGGTGATGGGTTTGAAGATTTAAGATGGTTGCTACGATAGGTTAAACTCAATTTTGTTATATTTATATATTGTATATGAATGGTAATATTAAATTGCGTAATATAGTAAAAGAAGATTTACGCAAGTGGTTTAAGGAAAAGTGGGTAAACATTGGCAAGAAAGTTGATGGGAAACATCCACCATGTGGTACTTCTGGTGAGAAAAAAGGATATGCAAAGTGTGTTCCAGCATCAAAAGCTGCCGGAATGAGTAAAAAAGAAAAAGAAAGTGCAACTCGTAGAAAAAGAGCGGCACAAAATGATGCAGATAGAGGTGGTAAGAGTAGTAGTGGGCAAGGTAAAACACCAATATATGTTTCTACAAAACCAAAAACGGAAAGTATGAATATCTACGAAAAATTAAATCTTTTTTTAGAAAAGAATTGTCCAACTGACCCGGCAAAATGGTCTGCATCTAAATCAGCAGCTAAATCAAAGTTTGATGTTTATCCATCTGCATACGCAAATGGATGGGCTGCAAAAAACTACAAAGGTAAAGGTGGTGGGTGGAAAGTATGTAATGAAGGCGAAGCCAATACATTATGTGAAGATTGTTGGGATGGATACAGACAAGTTGGTATGAAAACCAAAGGTGGAAAGCAAGTTCCAAATTGTGTACCTGTAAATGAAGTAGATGATGATTACAATGAGTTGGATGTTGAAGATGATGATATGGAAGATTTCATCAAATACTTAAAATCATATACCAATGAATTGAACGAAGCAAATTGTAATTGTGTATTTGAGGCCGAATATCAAGGTAGAGATGTGAAATTGGGTAAACCAACACGTGGAGATGTTAAAAAATTCAAAGTATATGTTAAAAATCCAGCAGGTAATGTTGTTAAAGTAAACTTTGGACATGGTGGTACATCGGCAGCATCTAAAGGTGAAAAAACAATGAGAATAAGAAAATCTAATCCAGATGCAAGACGTTCTTTTAGGGCAAGACATAATTGTGACCAACCGGGTCCAAGACACAAAGCAAGATATTGGTCTTGTAGAAAGTGGTAAGAGTAAAAATAATAAAGGTTATATAATTAAACAAACAGAACGCTAAATGGCAACAGATAAATCATTTTTTGGTAGGTTAAACAAACTATTCTCTACATCGGTAATCGTAAGAAAGCAGGGGAATAAGTTAAAGGTAATTGATTACGATGAAACGCAAGCAATTGCTACCAATCTACGTGATAGGTATATGAGGTTACACTCATCTACTATGAATAATACTTATGAGAACTATCTTGCTTACCAACAAATTCGTCAAGAACTTTTTAGAGATTATGACGCTATGGATGCTGACCCAATCATTGGTGCTGCATTAGATATTTACGCAGAAGAGTCTACATCTAAAAACGAATACGGAAAAGTATTAGAAGTTAGAACCAACAACGAACAAATAAAATCCATATTAGAAAACTTATTCTACGATATTATAAATGTTGAGTTTAATTTATTCCCTTGGGTAAGAAGTTTGGTTAAGTATGGTGACCATTTTTTACATATTGAGATTGCAGAGGAGTTAGGTGTAGTTGGTATCCAACCACTTTCAGTTTATGAAATTACTCGTGTTGAAGGTTATGACCCAAACAACTGGCAATCAGTTAAATTCGTTCACACTCCATTAGCAACCAAATCACTTTATGTAGCTGGACAAAAAACAGAATACGAAAACTATGAAATTGCTCACTTTCGTATGTTGACAGATACTAACTTTTTACCTTATGGTAAATCTATGTTAGAAAGTGCAAGAAGATTGTGGAAACAAATTACATTGATGGAAGATGCAATGATTATACACCGTATATCAAGAGCACCACAAAAACGTATCTATAAAATTGATGTGGGTAATATTCCTACAAACGAAATTGATAATTATATTCAACGTATTATCAACAAATCAAAGAAAGCACCAATTATCAATGCAGATACTGGTGAGTACAACTTAAAGTATAACATCCAAAACTTGATGGAAGACTTCTATCTGCCAGTTCGTGGTAGTGATAGTGGAACTGAAATCTCTAATTTGGATGGTTTAGAGTATGCTCCTATTGATGATATAAACTACTTAAAAGATAAAATGTTTGCGGCATTAAAAATACCAAAACAACATTTAGGATTTTTGGAAGATGGTAACTCAAAAGCTACATTAGCAGCTATGGATATGAGATTTGCCAAAACGATTGAAAGAGTACAAAGAATTGTAACATCTGAATTAGAAAAGATTGCAATCATTCACTTATACTCACAAGGTATTGATGATGAAACATTGGCTGATTTTGAGTTATCATTGACTATCCCATACACAATCTATGAGCAATCTAAAATTGAATTGTGGGCATCTAAAGTAGATTTAGCTAGAACGATGGGTGATTTGAAACTTATTTCAAAAGATTGGATGTATAAAAATGTATTTAATTTCAGCGATGATGATATTGACGATATGAAAGTTGGTTTAGTTAAAGATGCTAAAAATACATTTGTATTGAATAATTTAGAAACAACCGGTAAACCAGAAGGACAGCAAGAGCAAGGTGGTATGATGGGTGGACAACCTGAAATGGGAGGTGAAGAGCAACCTGAAGAAGAACAACCAGAAGATGAGTTCCCAACAGGTGAACCAATGGATGTTGAAAAAACTATACAAGATTTGAAATCAAAGTTAGGACAATCACCAAATGAAGCAAAAGCATCGGGTAGACCTCGTGATGTAAATCGTATGGGTAAAGATGACCACATGTATGGTAGAGATGCTTTCGGTGATAAGGAACTAAAGAAATTAAGTAGAAATAATGAAAGTTTCATCAAATCAATCAAAAAATCTCTAAAATCTGGTGGAGCAAAGGTGATATTGGAAGGTAAGAGTATGATGGATGAGCAAAATATAATCGAATAAAATTATTATTAAATAGATATTATATATTTATATTTGGAATAAAGTAATAAATGAAACAGATAAAGCACTCAAAGTTTAGAAATACAGGTTTTCTTTTCGAACTGTTAGTTCGTCAAGTGACGTCTGACATCCTTTCCAATCGTAAAAGTATTGCGGAGGGGTTATTAAAGAAGTATTTCAACTCTAAAACGGAATTGGCAAACGAATTAAAATTATATCAATTCATAGTAAATGAAAAATATAATAATGAAAATCGTGCCGAAAGATTTATTGATGCAGTAATTGATAATCGTAAAAAATTAGATGAGAAAAAAATACTTAAAGAAAAGTATAATCTTATCAAAGAAATTAAAGAAAATTATCAAATAGATGATTTTTTAAAATCACAAGTTCCAAACTATAAAGTTCTTGCTTCGGTATATAAAATATTTGAATTTAATTTAAATACTGAAAGTTCTTATGACCCAAAAGACTTTGTAAATACTAAATTTGCAATCGTAGAACATCTTACATCAAAACCATCTACAAACTTAAAAGCAGTAGATAAAATCAACGAAGCTCTTAAAAAAGAAGATAAAGAAATCCGTTTACTAACATACAAAATGTTGGTGGAA